CACATGGATGTGGACGACCTCAGGCAAAGGCTCGAGCATGAGAAACACTCGCTCCCTTTGTCTGACAACCAGCTCCACAGCTTGGTTATTGACTATCAAAAAGTCGATGCTGCTTTAGAGTGGCAACAACAGGCGGCACATCATCATTTAGTCTGTTTTTCCGATCCGCTTTATCCTCCGCTGCTAAAACAATTAACCGATCCACCCTGCGTTTTGTTTGTTAAGGGCTGCGTCGAGGCACTAGCGATTCCATCTCTTGCTGTTGTGGGCAGCCGTAATGCGTCTCCTGGTGGGTTGCAGGTGGCTTATCAATTGGCTCGAGAGATGTCCGCGCTTGGATTTAGTATCTGTAGTGGCATGGCGATGGGGATTGATGGTGCGGCGCATAAAGCTTGTGTTGATCATGGTGGAAGAACGCTTGCCGTATTGGGGACGGGTATTGATATCATTTATCCGCGCCGACATCAGCAGCTTTATGAGGATATTCAGCGCCAAGGCTGTATAATAAGCGAGTTTTGGCCGGATGTGGGGCCTTTTGCGGGCAATTTCCCGAAACGAAATCGCATTATTAGCGGTCTTTCTTTAGGGACGTTAGTCGTTGAAGCCTGTCGCAAAAGTGGTTCGCTCATCACCGCAAGATTGGCCATGGAGCAGGGGCGTGAAGTTTTTGCTGTGCCGGGCTCCATCCTTGGTGGCTTTCACCAAGGCTGCCATGATTTATTACGTGACGGGGCAAAACTTGTGGAAAGTGCGGCCGATATAGTTGAAGAGCTGGCAAGTTTGACTGCGTTTCATCTTGAAGAAGTCAACTCTTGCCACCATATACAGCAGGGTGAGATTTGTGATTTGCCATTTTCATCGCTGTTAGCTAGTGTTGGTTATGAAACGACAGCAATTGATGCTGTAGTCGAACATAGTGGGAAAACGATAGATCTGGTGTTAGAACAAATGCTTGAACTTGAGTTGCAAGGTTGGGTTGTTGCAGTACCCGGTGGTTACGTCAGAGTAAAGAGGAGCTAGCCATGTTTGATATCCTCATGTATCTATTTGAAAACTATGTTCACAGTGAAGTTGAACTATTAGTTGATGAAGACGAGTTAACCAAGGAACTCACTCGGGCTGGTTTTCATCAGTCGGAGATTTTGAAAGCCTTAACTTGGTTGGAGCGTCTGGCAGAGCTGCAGGAAGGGGATAAGCCTTACCTGTGCAATCATGATCAGCATTCATTTCGGATTTACACCAAAGACGAAATGGAAAAGCTGGATGTGGAGTGCCGTGGATTCCTGCTATTTTTAGAACAAGTTAAAGTGCTGAATGTCGAAACCCGTGAGATGGTGATTGATCGAGTCATGGAGCTAGATGAACCCGCTTTGATCCTCGAAGATCTTAAGTGGGTTATTTTGATGGTGCTCTTTAATGCGCCTGGCCATGAGTCTGCCTATGAACAAATGGAAGATTTAATTTTTGAGCAGCCTGAAGAAGGTCGGCTTCATTCTTAAGCGTTGCGATGTGATGAATAATGAGAAAGGAGGCTAGCCCTCCTTTTTTGATTGTTTAAGTTATTGTTTTTATTTTGTTTATTTAAAATGATGCCACATATTGACCTCGGTATTGTTTTTGGCAACAAAAAGCCCACGCTGATGTGGGCTTTTTGTTTTGCAGTACATGCTTGCTGCTAAGTGCGGTTAAATGTTTGATTTTGTGGCTTTGATATTCTGCTTATCTGCAGGTTTACTCCCTCGCGACTCACTCTTGGAGGGACAACGGTTCGTTGAATTTCTTCAATGCTAACGAATATGTGTCCACATTCATCATTATCACATCGATAGGTTTTTTCTCTGGTTAATAGGGTGATTGCTCGTGTTCGTCTCAGCAGTGCGCGGCTGTCACAATGCGGGCAGGTAATACCAGCTCCGCGCGCTGAGCTCTTGCGAGTGGTTTTCTTTGGTTCTTCTGACATCATACCCAACTCCTAATTGACTGCGTGCAATCATTCTAAAGGGTGACTATGGGGCTATATACACAAGACATTGTCACTATTTAAAAATTTTTCCTCTGTGGCCAGCATAGTCATTGCCGTCTTTACTGCAGGTGCTGTTATTCCGATGAGTCATTTTCATCGCTGACTTCGGCCACTTCGTTGTTTTTAACTTCCAGCTCTATTCCTGTTGTGTAGCCCATGTCATTGATATTGTGCTCGACGCGGGTAAGTATCCATGCGCTGTTATCAATTGGCGGTTTGAAACCGCTGACGCTAACAGGTTGCTCAGGGAATAGCTCTGGCCTGCCCATGGCTAAGGTGATGTTGAAAGTAGCTACTCCGCGTTGCAATTTATCCCACATGGCACGTGCGGCGCGCTCTGCGTTCTGCTTGTTGGCATAGATATGGCGCAGAGTTTTTACGTTGTCGTTACTGCCGACCATGATCTCTTTTTCACCGACGGTTACCGTTATATCGTTTGGCTTGGCTTCTTTTGGCTTTTTCGCTTTAACGGTCTGGCGTTTAGCGCTTTTATCGTTTTGCCAGTAGGCGACTACACCTGAGTAGGCATCGCGATCGGCTACGCCAAAGTGGTGGCTATCGCCCGACTGGCGAGTAATTTCAACACCCTCTAGCGCCATACCGCTAGCTGTGTTCGATTGTCCCGCTTGCAAAAAGAGTAAGTTGCCGTTTTTTACCGTGGCAATAGCGTCAAATTGTTCAGCTAGGCGTGTTAGAAAGTTGGCATCTGACTCGTTGGCTTGGTCGATGTGTTCGATAACTTCGGCTTTGAGCTTGTCGCTAATTTTGGTTTTAAGCTGATGCCGGGCTGCAATCGTATCGATAATGCTGCTTACACTTTGTTGATGAAAACTTTGCTCGCGGCTTTGCTGCAATGTGCCGCGCATATCTGCGGATTTACCGCGAATGGTTAGGCTGTCCGGTGGACCGCTGTGCTCAAGTTCGTCAATGGTGTATGTGCCTTTATCAACCAGCGCGCTGCCCTTCCAACCAATACGCACTTGCATGCTGGCGCCCTTGGGCGGCATCGCCAGTTCACCATCTGCGTCATCAAGTTGTACTTCAATGGTGTCGGCTTCAAAGCCGCGATTATCTGTTAGGCGCAGCGACATAAGTCGCGATTTCACTTTGGGACTGATGTCGTTGCCATTGACCAGAATTTGAAAATCTGGCGTTGGCTGGTCGCCACTGGCCAGCGGGTTAAACTGCTCAAGAAGGCTCACAAGATCCCCCGAATCAGTTTACTGATGCCCATGCCTATCAGGTTCTCGTTGGCGATAAGGCTAGTGTTCTTTTCATCCACCCGCTTTAGTTCAATGGTGAACTCGATTCGCCGTGCGGCGCCATCGCTAAAAAACTCACTGCGGCCTTTGCTGATTTTCTCGATCACAAAAAAGCCTGTCACAGTGCCGCGCCCTTCGATAAGCGGATAGGCTTTACCGGTGTCGGCCATTTTACGCAGCATATCGAGGCTGAGTTCTCCTCCCGTTATTTCTGGCATTAGCACACCAGACAGGGTTAAGGTTTCGTCCCCCACGCCTAAGAACTGCGCTGATGGCCTCGCCCCCACGCGGCTATTGGTTGGGTGACGCCACACCATTTCATGCTGCGATGTTTGGTATGGCACCGTTAGCCGGCTAAATACAAAAAAGCCGAGTGTCATCATCATAATTAGTTAAGGTCCTTTAGGCTGCTGCGTAAGCGTGCTTGCTGAGCACGTTCACGCTTTTCTAGTTCAATGGCGATTAACCGCGCAACATCCTGTGCATCCATACCAGCAGTGGCATAAACGGTAATGGGTGCATGAATGCCGGCATCAATATGAACGGTTTGAGGCTGCGGCGCTTGGTGCTGTGCAAAGGTGCTTAACCTGTCTGGCACTGCACTATGGGTTAAGCCGTTATCATCTGGTGATAAGTCATCACTCTTCGCTTTTCTGGCTGGTAGCTCGCCCTCTTTTACCAAGCGGATTGCATCTGGCACCGAATAATCAACGCCTTGGTATTCGTCTCTGATAGTGCGGGTTTGGTCTGGTATCACCTGCAATGATGTGCCCAGATATTCGTCGCGCACCTGGCGCATAATATCCTCTGGCTGACTCAGTTTAGCCGGCGACAGTTGCTCAATGATTTCACGGTTAGCACTAGGCACTGCAGACAATGCGGCGACTGAATGCTCGTCGTGCAGCTGACGCACTGCATCCTCTGGCTGGCTCAGTTTAGCCGGCGACAGCTGCTCGATAATCTCGCGCTTAGCATTTGGCACCGCAGACAATACAGCAGCGGAATGCTCATCACGCACCTGACGCACGGCGTCCTCTGGCTGGCTCAGTTTAGCCGGCGACAGCTGCTCGATGATCTCACGATTAGCACTAGGCACTGCAGACAATACAGCAGCGGAATGCTCATCACGCACCTGACGCACGGCGTCCTCTGGCTGGCTCAGTTTAGCCGGCGACAGCTGCTCGATGATTTCGCGGTTAGCATTGGGCACTGGCGACAGCTGGTTAGTTACATCATTCGGCATGGCCGCAGCTGGCAAGGCTGAGATACCCAGCACAAAGGCAGTGCCTGCCAGTTGTTTACTGAGTTTATTCACCTCGGCTAACGGCTCCTGCTGGGTCCGGCTAATGCCTACAGTTAAGCCCTGCATGGTTTGGTCGCCCATTACCGCAAACACTTTACTTGGTGAAGCAATACCCAGAACGTCTTTGAACCAACCAATGGCACTGCTTGCGGCATTGGTAATGGTTTCTTTTACCTCGGTAAGCTTGCCAGTGATCCCTTTAACTAGCCCGTCCATTGTCATTTCGCCAAGGCTGCTAAACTTAGCGGGCAGTCCGGTGAGGAACGATACAATGTCGTCAAAGTTGTTCACTATTAGCCCGATTGGCGACCATGAGAAAACGGTTTTCATGGTTTCCCAAATGCTAGAAAGCACGGCTTTAATTGGCTCTGGTAAGCCATTGAAATAGCTTTTAACGGCTTCGATACCCTCGCCCGCGAGCGATTTGATGGTTTGCCAGAAGTCTGACATCCACGCTTTAACTGTGTCCCAGTGAGTGACCAGCAAATATCCCGCACCGATTAACGCGGTAATGCCTAAAATCAGCCAACCGATTGGTGTGGTAAATAGTGCTATGGTTAGCGATTTTAACCCGCCTAATATCCACGAAAATGCACCGCCCAGCTTAGTGATGGCGCTGCCTACCAGCGGCAATGACTTAATGCCAAGTATTTCTGTGCTGTATTTAATCATCGCCAGCGGACCCAATATCCCCGCAAGCATTAATGTCAGCGTACCGCCAGCCACCGCTAGCGCACCGACACCCATAGCAACTTTAAATAGAGTGCCTGTAAGTTCTGGGTTAGCTTTCACCCAAGTGCCGAGCTTTTCAGCCATTTCGCCCAGCCAGTTAACTAGCTGCTTAAGCTCTGGAGCCACCGCTTCGCCCACGTTAACCAGCGCGTTAGAAAAAGTACCTGTGGCGGCATCCCATAGATTTGTCAGAGTATTTAACTGCTCATTCACCCTGAGTTGCAGCGATGCTTGCGCCTTCATTTTTGCAGCGGTTTCGCGGTAGCCAGCAATACCTTTATCGGTCATAAGATTAAGCACTGTTAACGTATCGCCATCGTCACCAAATATTTGGCTTAGAATGGGTAAGCGATCCTCGGTACTTAGCCCTTTGATTTTCTCTAACTGTTTGAACATGTTGTCTAGCCCAGCAAACTCACCTTTGCCGTCGGTAAAATCGAGCTTAATGCCCCTCTCCTCAAGCATTTCGTTGGCTTTAGCGACTTTTGTCTTGTTCATTGAGAGCCTGAACATTTTGGCATAGGCATTACCCGCCACCTCCCCAGCAATACTTGCTTGGTCAGCCATTACGGTCAGTGGACTCAGTAGCTCTACAGCCTCTAACCCTGTTTTCCTGAGGATTGGCAATGCCGAGCTCATCTTAGAAAAGCTTTGCGACATATTGTTTGTAGTAACACCAAGACCGTCCATGCGCTGAATGGTGTCCATCAGTTTCATCATGTCTTTTTCAGATGTGCCTGTGGCATCCTGTAATTTAGCTGCAAATTCTGCCGCCTCGTTAAAGGGCATTTTGACTTGCACCGCCAAAAATGCAGACGCTTCACCTAAGCCGCCTAAAATCGCCTTGGGTGTCATGCCCTGCTTGAGAAGAGTGGTCATCATGTTTTGGAAGTCGGCAGTGGTGCCCGGGAGTTTGTTACCAAGCTGATTGGCTAGCGCATTGATTTCGGCAAACTCTTTACGCACAACACCACCCGCCCCCATCATCGCGACCCTGAGGTCTGTGGCGGCGGTTTCAGCTTTTGAATACTCAATGATAGGAATGGCTGAGGCGGCACCAATGGCCGCCCCAGTGGCCACCATACCAGCACCTTTACCTGCAAGATCGCCCTGCAATGCTTTAGCTTTTTGATAACTTGCGCCAGCATCATTTAGGCGCTTTTGCTGCCTTGAAACAGCTTCTAACTTTTTGCGTTGCAGCTCCATGACATCGGTTGTGCGCTCTATTTTTTCTTTGAGCTCTTTTTGGGCGTCGCCTAGCTTTCTGGTATCGACACCAGATAAACGCAGTTCTTCACGCATTTGCTTATGGCTGGTTTTTAATTGGCCGTGGGCGGTTTTGAGTCGTTTGAGTTTGTCGAGGGCTTGGGTTTGCTCTTTGCTGAGTTGGCTGAGCGCCGACTGGCTGGTTTTCATTTCGCCCGAGAGTTGTTTTAGTTCGGCTTTCGCCTTGCGTAGCACCTCTGGGGTGACGCCTGTGACTTGATTGAGTGTGTCGACTTTTGCTTTGACTATGGCGTAGCGCTGGGCGATATCGTTGGCCGCCCCTTGGCTAGCCTTCATTTTACTGGCTAGCTGCTCCGTGGCTTGCTGCGCCTGTTTAAGCTGCGCCGAAGTAATACTTAGGCTACGGCTTACTTTTTTGTAGCCGTCTATTTGGGCTGACTGCTTATTGAGCTCTTTAAGTTTATCGCGCGTGGCTTTTAACTCCCCCGAGACACCGCCGCTGGCTTCGCGGATTTTTTTAAGTGGGCCAGTGACTTTATCGACCATATCCAGCAGCAGTTTTAACTCAAGTTTTTTTGACATTCATGGCCTCACTTTGATGGGGAGTGTTGCAGGTTCCAGCGGGATATGGCTTTCTCGTGCCAGCGCATTAGCTCATCGATGTCCATGGCGTACATTTCGCTAGGTGGCCAGTGGAACACCATGGCGATATCTGCCATGGTGTCGTCTACGCTACTAGGGAGTGTTAGCGCATTTTCTTTGGGATCAAAAAACTGGTGACTTCCCCCGCGAGCTGCACAAAATCTTCTGCTGCAAGTTCTTGCACTTCTTCTTTGGTGAGCAATGGCGAAGTGATTCGCGGCAATAAGTTGGACACGGCGTTAACATCCATGTTGAGAATATCCACTACGTTGAGGCCGCGCAGTTCGCCTGTTTTAGGCTTGCGTAATTGAATTTCGGAGATCACTTCTTTGCCGCGAGTGATTGGGTTATCTAAAGTGACGGTTTTGTGAGTTGCTTCTGACATAGTTAGACCCTCTGTTATGGTCAGGATGACCAGTATGCGGCTAGAGGGCAGGATGCCCGGTGCCGCCTAATTTTAAAAAATGCCCGCATACGGCTATGTATTGCGGGCTAAGGTTGGTATTGACGCTTTAAGCCCGAGTTATAACCCGATGGCTTTGCGGTGTTCTGCCATCATGTCGACGCCATTGATGATCTCAATGCCGTTAACGGTATCAACTTCAACAAGCACTTCGCCGCCTGCGGTTTCTTTGTAGTAAGTGCACGTCATGGTGGCTTTGGTCTGGCTGTTGTCGCCGGTTTTGTACGTGCCGCGATCAAGCTCTTTGTAACGGCCACGGCAAACGATTTCGACTGCTTGTACTTCGCTGGTGTCGTCACGTTGGAATGAACCGGCAAAGCGCAGCATTACTCCGTCGATTTTGCTGGCTGACATTTGCTTAACCAGCTTGGCCTCGTAACCGCCTAAGGTGAACTCAACACCTAAGGCGTCATCGTCTAGCCCCATGTCGATATCAGCCGCACCTGGCATGCCGCCGCCACGGTATTTTTCAAACTTGCGGCTGAGTTTGGCGGGGGTAAATTCTTCCGCCACACCGATCCAGTTTTCACCGTCACCGAATAGGTTGAGGTGTTTGAGTTTTCTTGGTAACGCCATGGTTTATCCTTAGGCCGCTGCTACTGCGGACGCGAAGTCGACCAAATAGCGGTCGGTGATTTTTTGACGGAAGGTTAAATCTTCCAGCGGAGGCACTGGGGTGTAGTCGTAATCGATATACAACTTGCCCGCCTTGATGGTGCTAACGTCGTTAACGTCTTGGCTGTACCACGCTTGGCCGTCGACGATATAGCCAAGGCCCTTTAACTCGCGGAACTTGGCGTTAATGCCTTCGATGATGTCTTTAACAAGCGTTGGGGTTAGCGGTTTATCAACTGCCCACATATGCGCATCAGCAATCGTATCGGCAAGCACTTGCGCGGTGCGGGTGTAGTTTTCAAACTGGAATAATGGATCTTCCGAACAGGTACGCGAGCCCCAAAAACGGAAACCTGATTGATTAATCAAGGTGGTAATGTCGTTGCTGTTGAGGTAGCCGGCATCGGTTGAGGGATCTTGCAAATCCCAGTAGACGGGTTTGCTTAAACCGGTAACGCCGCTAACGGTGACGTTTGACAGGGTTTTATGCCAGCCTACTTCTTTGTCGATACGGGCGCGCAGGCCAATGGCGCGGGCGACGGCTGGCGCGGTGATATTGCCTTTGGCCACGGTATCAAATGCAACAAAGTCAGGCCAAATGACCATGACTTCACGATCGCCAAAGTTTTCACGGTAGGCAACGGCTTCTTCTTTGGTGGCGCAATCATTGGCACTGATGTAAGCAAAGGCGCGCAGCTTTTTAGCGGTTGCAGCGAGTTCGGTAGCAACTGGCAAGGTGTCTAAACCTGGCACTCCAATAATGCGCGGCTTAACGCCCAATAAAGACTGTGCAGCCAGCAGCGCCTTAAGGCCGGTGTATTGCCCTTGCGGGGTTACCGTACCGACGATATTCGCGGTTGTAGTGGTTTCATCCGCGCCCTGCTCTACACGTACAACAACGGTGAGCGTGTTTACTTGAGCTGCAATGGCTTCTAGCGTGGGTTTTAATGTTCCCTGAACGCCCGCCTTGCCAATGGCTTGCATGACATTGGTTAGCAATACTGGGGTGTTTAGCGGGAATAGTGTTGCATCGGCATCGCTTGAGGTGCAGACAATGCCGATGACGGAAGTTGATACTGTGCGAATGGTGCGGGTGCCATCATTGACCTCAATGACGCGTACCCCGTGGTGATAATCCATAATAAGCTCCGGTGCTGTGGGTTTTGCAAAACTAAGCAGGGCTAAGCTTGCAGAGCACACCGGAGCGGTGCTACTGGTTTGAGTGGTAAGAGTCGTTTATTGACCTAAAAACCTCTGATCATTCATCAGTAGCGACAGGATAGCGCTGCTTGATCTCGACCACTTTATCGCGCCAATGTTGCTCACTTTCTGGCGTTTGGTCGTATTGCCACTCCATATAAAGTGGGTCCGACTCTTCTCGATACGCGGCCTTGCGTTTTTCGATGTTTTGCGACAACTCAAAGTCACGCTGAGCGAGCACAGAATTAACCTGCTCAGTGCTCATGCCTAGGTTGTTCATGTATTCACGCGACACATCAGTGTGCGATACGCCGTTAAAAAGATAAGTAAAGTTCATCGTTGTTACTCCAAAAACTTAAATGGCATTACACAAACAAAGCTGGACGGAAACCAATACCACTACTCGCGAGCACACGTGAATAACTTAAGTCAATTGCCCCCATTCCAGCCACAGCACCATCGCCCCAACCTCCACCGCGGATCGGAAAGCGATCACCATAATTTCTTGCCCCAATGTAACCATCAACAGTAGAAGTTGCAGCCGATTCAACAAGCAATTTACGCAACAGTTCGTTAGGCACGTAACCCACAGCTTTTGTAATGGCGGCAAAGTGCGAGTCTGTTAAATAGGGGTAATTGTTTGAATCATCATTCATCGGACCGTTGCGTTTATTCACAGCATTACTGAGAATGGGGGCTCCAGCGCTACCGGTGCCAGTTTGATTATCAGTGGGTGAATCAAAATAAGCAGCATGTTTATGCCAGTTTGCTTCAACCACTACAGGGTTATTATCCAAGGTGGTAATAATCTGACCATCGTCTAGCTTCATTTGATCTAACCATTCCCAGACATTGCCGACTAAATCACACATGCCAAAATTGGTATGATCATGATTCCAAGTGGAGGGCCCTTTGCCTGTGTCTGTTCTACCCATGCCGCTCACATCCCCAGGGGCACCATTGTCATAGCGCCGTGCGGTTTCCCATTTTTTCTCGTGTGATTGACCGTAGTTTGTGTTGCCACGAGGTACGGTTCCGTTGGCGAGAGACCAAAGCGCAATAGCTGCCCATTCATGCACTGACATCAAGTGCCAATTTTCGCCTTTGCGCGTGCAAAGTTCTTTTGCGCCATCATAATTAACGGCTGTGAGAGGTTGCACTCCACCAATTACTGCGCTGCCATTGTTAGCCGATGATGCTAAGTACTTGCCGATTAATATCTCGCTCCGTGGCACGCCGTTAGTCTGGAATGCAGGATGAACGCCTGTGCCAAGGTTGAGATCGGTCAATCCCAAATCCTCGATGTTGAAGCGCTGGACCACAACCATGATATTGGGGTTCCCCTGAGAGTCGTATACCACGGTATTGCGCCCACCCGAATTGTGTTCTATGGCTTTTTTATAGCCGTCGGTGGCGATAATGGTCAGTCCGGCCGCTTTTTGGTCGTAGGTTGATTCGACCTTAGCAATGGAGTCATTGGTTTTTTTATCGATAGCCGCCATCTTGCCGGCCACTTCCTGCGATAACGCCTGTGATGCGGCAGTTTGTTCTGCGGACGCGACTTTTAGCCCCGCAATTTCTTCAGTAATTGAACTCATACTGTTCCCTCTAGTTGTCGAATACGCTCACTAAGTTGCATGTTCCAGTGAGCATTTTTAATAACTGCCGCCGCATTGTGTAAAAATGCTGCACAGCCCGCGATAAACTCTTTGTCTAAAATCAGGTTGAGGTTTTCAGCGCCCACAACCACAGTGATGCTGTCTGTCGGCAGCGCCTCAATGTTCAACGTGAACCACTGCACCACTTTTACCGATGGGGTTCGGTAGCCCAGCGTCTTGTTCGGTGCGCTGTATACGCCCAACAAAGTTGTACCGATGTAAAACCCTATCTCTTTGATGGCGTACTCAAGCTCACCATCAAACACACCCGCCATCCGCAGGCTTTTGCCGCCATCTTGATAATCAGAAATGGCAATACGCTCTTTTTCAGCGCTCAAGCTGGTTTGGGTTTTGGATGGCGTATAAGCATTTGAGCCAAATGCCATGTGGGTGATTTCGGCTTTAAGCCCTTTGTCCTTTGCTGATAAGCAAGCGGCAAGACCTGCCTCGGTAAATTGCAGTGTGAGTGCCATTACACAACTCCCGTTAATTCGTGTTCAGAGATGATTAGTTGATGCGACACCGCCGCAAGCCTATGGGTAAATAACAATTCGCCAGGTAGCACTGGGGATAACAGGTAATCTGTATCGATGCAGTCGATACGGTGCTCGATACCAAAGACGCCAGCTAAAGCAATAACATCATCAGGGCGAACGCCATTTGAATCGGCATCAATGTCGGATATCCCAACACTAGGGCTAATGCCTGCCGCGACAGTAAGCGATTCTTCAAATGCAATACCCAACTCAACATCAAAGTGAATTGAGCCGCGCTTTGAGTTGCGAATGGCCTCTGTCACCATGGCGAGCATTTTTGCGGTGATCAGTCCATCGTTATCATCGGTGATGTTGTCATTCACCAAGGCGAGCACTTTCATAGTGCCGCGCACATTGCTGCCCGCGCTTTCCCACCATTCGAGGATGTTGGTTTTAATACCTAGGCTGTTAAGTGCCCGCTGCACCGCGTATGGAGTGCCTTTGAAGCGATGGATGCCAAACGCATCGTTAACCACTTGTCGCTTAACGCTTTCAGGCCAACTGTCAGCCCACTGGTCAACTGAATAAGCCCATGCGAGCCATGGCAATAAAGATAATGGGCAGCGGAACGGGTCCCACAGGTCAGCAATAGACAATGGCAAATCAAGCGAGCTGGCGATCACTTGCTCAATATCGCGCTCAAGCTGGGATGCATTAGGTGGCAGTAATGAGGAAACTCGATTATTCACCGACGCCCCCAATTGAAACATTAACGCTGGTGCAATAGGCCGCTTGATGGTCAAGCACGGTGATATCAGCGGATGGGCTAATCAGATTGACGTTATTGACGCCACTTTGGTGCAGCGCTTTATATATTCCAGAACGGGTAATATCAGCCCCTAAACGGCGCTGTTCTTTTTGGTAGAGTGCTAACGCTTGATTAGCAGCGGCTAACACCACTTGAGAATCAGGCCCCGGCAACAATTGCAGCACAGCTTGCACACTATAATTAACAATACTCGCGCCTTGAATGGTGACTCTATCGCCCTGCGGCCGCACTTTTGACGGGGTATTTGACTGTGATAAACCGTCGGCACTCACGCCAAAGATGTCACGCACCTTGATAAGTAGATCATTACTGACTGTGCCATCACCTTCGATAGATAGAATGGTGACCACCATTTCACAGGGTTCAGGACTCACTGCTTTGGCATCAGCCACGCGGCCATCGGCGCCCAGTGCAAAAAAGATATAACCGTCGATACTGCCCGCCGTATTTAAGCCATCAAACGCCATTTGTACGCGGCGTTTAAAGGATTGTTCATCCTCTAAAATTTCGGGGATGGGCGGTACTGCAGTTGGATCCCCTGCTTGAATAACTAATGGCGCGAGGTTGTAACGCGAGCCGAGTGCAATCAGGTCATTGCCCTCAGCGGAGGCTAAAATATTACCGCGAGTGGCATCATTAATTTGCGCAACCAAGAGCATTTCACGGTAGGCAAATACCTGCAGTAATTTGGTAATAGGGTCAGACTCTAACGCCACCACAGCTTCATAGCTTGGGTCGATATCAATCAGTAATTGCTTTAGCGCAGCAAAGCGCTGCTCAAAGCTCAGCGGCTGGATAATGTCAGGCACAGGAACTTTAGATAAGTCGATTAGTTCAGCCATAGATGACCTCGAATGATTGGGCGCGTTGGGTGTCGATACGGTCAGTCACTAGGTTGAATTGCACCTTGCCATCGCTGCCGCCACTGATAATTTCAATCTCAGTAATGCGAATACGCGGCTCCCAACGGGTTAGCGCGATAACTGCCGCCGCCATAAGCTGCAGCTTTACCGCTGCGCTTTGGGGCTGGTCGATTAGTTCAAAAATGGCGCTTCCATAGTTACGACGCATCACACGCGAACCTAATGGCGTGGTTAATATGTCCTGGATACTTTGGCTGATATGCTGCGACTCGCTAATGCTTTGGCCGGTAAAGCGATTCATACCTTGCCAGTTTTTATTGGTACTCATTGCGGGCCTCCAGAAGTACCCGAGCCAGTATCGACACCGCCATGTTTATGGGTGCCAAAATTAACGCCGTCGATATTGGCGCCGCCAGTAATCGCCATCCCGCCGTTGTTGGTCAGCTTGCCTGAATGATCAATCACTCCAGTAACCTTAGCGCCCTGTTCTACAGTGAGTTTTTTCTTAACTAACACATTGCCCGTAAACTCCGAATTTGGGCAATCGATAGTTACCCTCTCGCTGGCCTGTACGTTGGCTGTTTTAATACCCGTCACCTTAAGTGCGCTGGTATCTGGGTCGTACTCAATTACCGCTCCATCTGGATAAACGGTGCGCTCACGATTGTTATTATCGTCAGGCTCTGGGTTTTCATCGCTATAAAGCGCAGGAAGAATGTAGGCGTTGGTAAGGTCACCGCTAAGCGATAGCAGCATGACTTGCTCGCCTACTGTAGGGCGCCAACTGGTTTTGGCTGTGCCGGCACGACGGGTAAAAAAGGGGCGAAATTGGGTAAGTAACTCACCGGTTTTTACGCGGCACGAATCACCCTTTACTTCGGCAACAGTGCCAATACGTAAAAGGTTATCGATACGGCGTGTAAGTTCGGCAAGTGCGGCGGTCGTGTTCATGCGGCTATGGTTGCCAGTTGTCTGGCTAGCCGCTAGCGGTTTGGGTGGTATGTGGGAAGTTATAGCGCAAGATGGGTAATGATGGTCTCTTCGATCATGTCGAGCTCGCTTGCAGTAAAGCCCAATAATTCACGCTTGGGATATTGTGCCGATATCCGCTCGTTTATCCGACCTCTTAGGCCATACTGATGCTCAGTCGCTATGCGAGAAATAAACCCAGTAAAGCCCACGCTGGCCGCTTGGGATGAATACTCAGGCTTTAGGTATTTTTGCCTGATGATCTTCTGGAACATCAGTTTTCGTTTAATGGCACCGATACGTTTTGCCCATGCAGGCTGAGGTTTTCGCGCTTCAAATGCCGAGCCATCTGGCGCAGTATTTTGCTTAATCCGCTGTGCTTGGGTGGCGCGCAGTCGTCTTGCAATATCGCGGCTGAGTTGCTTGCGCGCTGCTGGGGATAACTGCTGTATGAGTCCGTCAAACAGTTCATTAAGGTGGGTTAAATCGTCGGTGGCCATGGCACTTCAATTCCGTTGGTGTATAACGTCCAATCGATTGCTTCATCATTGAAAACTGGCTCAGGTAAGTGCGTCACCTCAAGCTGCATCCCTTCAGCCGCTACCACCTTAACGCGCTCCGTAAGTGCTAGCACTATCTCAATATCAGCTGTGGAATGATTAATGATTTCAGCCTTGAATTTAAACCCTGACTCGCGCTTATCTGGGTTAAATAACAGTTCTGGCTGCTGTGTGGCCAGCCAGCCTAAAATCGGCACAATCAGCGTATCGGCATGGGCGGCATAGTCGGTCACCACTAAGACGCAGTTAAATTGATATTCAAAGCTCAGGTTTTGCCCCGCACCGGTGGCGATGATGTTGCCGTTCTCAATGAATACGTGCAAGCAGTCGGGGTTACGCTGCAAATGCGGCACTTGTTTGGATAGTAACTCGCGCAGTTGCGCTGGCTTATTCATGGCGTTTACCTTCTGTTTGCAAGGCGTTGGCTTTAGCTTTCTGTTTATTTTGGCAGTCGATGATCATATCGATTTGCGCGGCGCACTCATGCCATGCGGCTTCACAGGTGTCGAGCTCACTGCTGATCCCCTGATTGCTGATGGGGTTGCTCGCGGGTAACTGGCACTGGATCACGAGTGGACAACCAACGACGGTACTCTGCACTGCCACTAATGGCGGGGCGCTGGTGCAGCCGGCGAATAGCATCAGGCAACTGAGCATCAGCCCAGGCTTTAACATCGCTAAGTTCACGTTTTAGCTCCTCGATTTTATTTTTCCGGTATTGGCTAGTGCTGCTGACGGCTGCGAGTTTGGCGCGCAGCTCCGCCTGTGCTTGTTGGTTATCTGCAGCGAGTTGTTTGAGGTCGAAATAGGATTGTGACGTCTGTGTAAGTGATAGCACCAAGGCGCCTTGATGCTGTTGCAGTGTTGATAATTGATTGCTTTGATAACGGATAACCGCCACTAAGCCCAACAATGTCGCCAGTGCGGCGACCATAAGATAAGGCATAATTGGCTGAGCAGCGCGACTAAGCCACGTCCACATTGCCAGCATCCTGCGTGTTTGCATTAAAAACGGTATTAAACTGCTGGTATGCCCGCGCTAATTTAATGTCGTAGTCATTTTCTTTATAGGCGGGACCGTTGTAGCGCTTGGCAAACTCTGCCCACTTACGCGCTTTGAGTGCTTTATGCAGCACAGGATCCGCCTCGATAAATTTAACTAACGCATTAAGCTGTTCACCCTCCGAGGTATCCATGGCCTGCTTAAATGCCTGCGGTGATGGATAGCCCAAGGCTCGCCAATGAAAGCCCATAATCTGAAACATGCCCCAGCTGCAGGCGCAAATCGCGGCTTTTGGATTAAGTTGGTAGGCAATAGCAAAGCGCTGATATTCACCACTGCCGCCGGTATATCCGCCGCGGGCTTGATTGCAAATATTTGGATACTTAGCGGCGAGTTCTGCTGCTGGCGCGCCTTGTTCTAATAGCTCGCGATAAAAGACATGACGCTCAAATAAAATGCTTGGCCTGCCGCAGGCGAAAAAACCAAAGCCGTTTGATTCGACCTCGGCCACGCTGGCCATGGCGGCAAACGATACGCCTAACACAACTGCGGCGGCAGCGAGTTGAGAGTTTTGAATAAACTTGCTGCGGCTTTCGCCGGCGAGTAATGCCAGCGTTCTTACCCCTGCGTAGCCGGTGCGGGGTAAGTCGTGTTTATCTTGAAATTGCTCGATAGCCTTTTGGGTTGCATCGCCAAACCAGCCATCAACAACTAATGATGCGCCTGCAGCATTAAGCTTTAGCTGTAAATCGCGCACTGCAGTGCCATTACTGCCTTTTCGTAGGCTCATGTCGGTTCCCTCATTGAAGTTTTAATGTTTGACGACGTTCGCGCTTTTCTGGCTTTGGCGCCAATTTCAGTAAGCTGGCCACATTGCCCCGCGCCTGAAAGATGGCTATGCAGAGGATGGCTTTTAAAAACACCTCCGCATAACTTGGCGTAGAGGTCACACCATAAAGAGTGAGGATGACCTCAGCCCCTGCAGCGACAGTGATAAGATAGGCGCAAATACTGATAAAGAGACGGTGCCGGCCTGTTCGCACAAACAAAGCCAGACGCAATACAATCAGACTGCAAATAATGGCATTGATGATCAGCATCATTTTCCCCTAAGCCCACGCAGGGCATTGAGCCAGCTTTCTGGGTTGTTGGTTAGTTTCATTAGGTACTGCAACATGCGAACAACACACGCCGATGAGATAAGCGCGGCCATGCCCATGTTGACCTGCAGCGAATCTGGCAGCACTGCGCTGAGCGCGTTCGCCGCCCAATTGGCGCATAGCACACCACCTAAAAACGACACCACAAATAAGCCCAGGCGCTGTAAGTTGCCAGAGGTATCGTTGGTGATAATAAACAACACCGCCCCCGTAAAAGCGCCAATCATTACCGCGGGTTCGGCTCCTGGGACTAATGTCAGAATGCTGGCAGTTGCCACTGCCGATGTTGCTGAAGTTGCTGAAATTGGCTCGCTCATCATTAATCCCATAGTTGAATAAAATTAGGCTTGGTGGGTGTCACTGCCTGCACTGGTAGTTGCACCACGGTGCCATTGGGTAACACGGGGCCAAGTGCTGCTAAGTGCGGATTGCTATCGAGTACTTGCTCTGTGATCTCACCCGTGGCGCCAAGGTAGCGATAACAAATTTTATCGACGGTATCGCCCTCTATACTGCGTACGGCCTGAAAGCTGCTCATTAAATCAATTCCACCGTGACATGGCTTTCACCCAAGATGTCGCGAATAGCAAAACGCGCATCACGGCGCAGATCAGTAATGCTGTCAGTGAGTTCTTCGCCCGCCTTTAACCCTTTGGCCGTGCTATCAAAATCGCTGTAACGCTCAATAAGATTGGCTTTGGTGAGGCAGTACACAGCCCGTAAATACAATTGCAAATAGATGCTCTGGCCATTGATTTGTTCGGCTGGCACTTGCACTAGGCTGTCGTACCCGCGCGACTGGTTATCCATTTTCCACAGTTTTAGGTCGCTGTTGACCTGTAATGCCGCATTGATTACTGCATGTTCAAGCCTTTCATTGGTCACTGTGCCATCCAGGCGCATCGTTTTACGTAGCGCATCCGGCTCTATGTCTGGCCAAAATGGGCTGTTGGTGATGGTGTTTGCAGTGGCGCTTGTGGCTGGGGCGATAAAGCTCATGTTGACCTGCTTGCGGCTAGGTTGTGCGGTGGGCTGGCGTAAGTAGTGGTATTAACTATCGCTACTGGCCAGCGCCGCACGGGTTGCGAGGGTCGCTCGGTTAACCAGCACTGCCTGCCGTTGCCGGCGCGGTGCTTTCGGTTGTTTGTTTGTCGGCGTTCTTTAGTTCTCGAGTGAGTTTCTCGATAAACTTTTTCACACCCACTTTATCGTTTAAGGCCAGCGCCTGTTGGTAGGCATCGAGTGCTGCATCAGGTCGCCCTTCTGCCTCGTAGGCATGCCCAAGTTGACGCAACAACTTAGCGCGCGCTTCGTCGTACATATCGCACTCGGCGGTCAGTTCAAGCGTGGCGTTAAGTTGCTCGCTTTTGACTGGGGTATCTGTCTCAATCAAGCGCGCGGCGGTTTCGGCAATTTCTTCGGCAATGGTGCAAGCCAGATTGCGCTCAAAGCGGTCAGGCATAACCAAATCATGCTTAAGCGCGTATGCGGCCAACTCAATCGCACGATCGATATTGCCAACATCGATATGCCATAACAGCACAGTGACGAACACTTCATCTTGCAGGCCTTTATCGCCCGCAATGGTGCCATTGATATAGGCATCGTATTCGGGTAAGAATTGCGATTTTGCCTGCAGTTTACGTGCGAGCGCCTGCACGGTTTTTAAGATACGGCGATGTTCTGTGAGCTGCATGAGCATAAGTTCATAGGTATTTTCGGAGCGAACCGCTAAGGGGGACTCAGTCCCCCGCGCTGCCGCCAATACGCTATGAAAGCGCTTATGGGCGGGTGATGTCATGATTAGGCTCCCATCTGGATATTTTCGGCAAACGCTGTGCAGCCATAATCTTCCACTACATAGGCATCGTTTGATGATTCGTAGTTTTCAATTTGGTCGCGTTTAGGGTTATCGATCACGCTGCGACGACGGGCGCCTTCTTGCCAGTAAAGACTTAAGTTATCCAAGCGTGTGACTAACACGGCGTTAGCAGGGAAATGAGGCACACGCACCGCGCCTAAACCGCCAATGCGTTTTTGGCTGATGATCATGTCAGCGGCCATGGTTTCCGTAGGGACGTTGTCTTTGTTGATAATCGGGAAATACTTATCAGCCAGTAGCTTACGACCACAAATCACAACCAGCTCAGTGTCATCTTGGTGCCATGGGTCAATCATGTTGTTAACCATGTCATACACCAATGCATCGAGGTTGGCGTAATCTGTGCCAATAACAATCTTGCCTGAACCGTCTACCACTTCGGCCATATGGCGCTCAGGAGCAAATTCGCGGATTTTTTGCAGCCAGCCCTTGTTCACATCCTGTAGCAGCGGGTTTGCGGTACGGTTTGAGGTGGCCGCACGGCTAGTGCCGTTAAAGCCGATCATAATGCGGTCGAGTGCCTGTTGTTTCAAAATGGCATCACGGATGCGCGCCTGAAAATCCGGGAACTTAGCCCACATATCGATTTTGCTGTAACGCAACGCAGTATCAAAGTTGGTTTGGGTACAGTCGTAGCCATGTGCATCTAAGTTAGCTGGGTCGATAGCTTGACGATCGCCTTGGGTGGTATCCGTAGTACTAGCAATCGTACCTGTGACACCTAAGCCTAACTTTTCACCAGATTTTTCGGTGACCGGCACCACGTTAATCTGGGTTAAAAACTGCGAGCTTTCTTGCATCCGTGTTTCAAGCGTTTGCTGGACGCTTGGTGCCACGGTGAATTTTGTTTCTGCCGTTTCAATACTATTTAGCGTCGCGACCTGAGCTAAGTAGCCATTGTAAAGGGTACGGGTGGTGTTGCGCATGTTTGCTCCTTAGCAATCGGTTTTAATGTTGTTGTCGCCACCGGTTGCGGGCGAACGTCGTTGGCCTGTTGGCTCTTCTTTTTCGAGCTGCGCTTTAAGCGCATTAAATTGGCTGCTGAGCTCGTTGAAGTCGGTTTGCAACTTATTGAAGTCGTTAACAGATTTATCAAGCTTGGCGGTGAAATCCGCGCCTGTGTCGGCAACTGTTTTGGCAATTTCTTCAACGGCTTGATGTACGTCCGCAAAGTCGGTTTTAGCGTCGGCTTTGCTTTTGCCTAACAGCGCTTTGACTTTAGCGAACAGACCTGGCTCGTCGCTGATGTCGTCAAATTCAAGCTCCACTTCAACGGCGGAGGTAAACAGGTTTTCTGGGCGCTGCTTGCGGGATGTAAGCGGGTTGTCTTTGCAGGTTGCTGAGAACGCTAGCATTTCGGTTCCTAAGGATGCAGGGGAGTCTGTCACCGCTAGGCCCACTAACCCACATTTGCCGGTTTTGGCAAAGTCGGGATCAATTTCGACACTGGTATAAACCTTTTGGCGGTTCTTGTTCATCGCCACCAGTTCTTCGGTCGGATCAATTTGGGCAAACAGCGTTAATTTGCCGTCCACTTCTTCGGCCTTTACTGCTGTTACATCGCCATAAGCCTTAAAGGGGCTATCTGGCGTAATACCGCGAATGTGCTCTAGCCAAATTCTGGCGCCATATTTGGCGGTGTTATAGGTGTCAACGATGTCTTTAATCCACTGGCGCTCAACGACACGGCCGTCTGTCGTATGTCCTTCGGTTAATACGCGGAAAAATTTCGATTTCTTAGCCATTTTGTCGCCCTTAAGGGTTGTATGAGGTCGGTTAACTGCTGCCTGTATGGTCAAGAGCGCGGCATTTAGTTGCAACGGCTTAGGGCGGTATAAGGAAACCGATACCGCTTAAACAACAGGGTTTTCGGTTTTGGCCTATTTACACTGGCGCCATGAAACTGAATCCCGAAACTAATCAACGTCAATACGCCAAGAATCTCTTTTGGCAAGGCTGGCACGTCCGCGAGATTAGCCAGCATTTGCAGCTGCCCGAAAGTACCGTGTCGAGTTGGAAAAAACGTGATGCTTGGGAAGATGCCAAACCCATCGACCGCGTGGACAGCGCACTTGAAATGCGTCTGTTACAGCTCATCAGCAAAGAGAATAAAGACGGCAAAGACTTTAAAGAGATTGATTTGCTCGGGCGGCAGCTCGAGCGCATTGCCCGCATTACTCGTTATCACAATGGCGGCAATGAAGCCGACTTAAACCCCAATGTGCATAACCGGAATGCGGGACCGAAAAAGCAGCCGGTGAAGAACTATGTGAGCGAAGAGGATTTGGAAAAGCTGATTGAAGCCTTCCAAAACTCGATGTTTGCCTACCAAAAAGAATGGTACACCGCAGGCTTAACCCAGCGTATTCGCAACATCTTAAAGTCGCGCCAAATTGGGGCAACTTACTATTTTGCCCATGAGGCCATAATTGACGCCCTAGTGACAGGCCGTAACCAAATCTTTTTATCGGCCAGTAAAGCGCAGGCCCATGTGTTTAAGCAGTACATCATTCAGTTTGTGAAGGATGTGACCGGCATCGAACTCAAGGGCGACCCGATTGTGCTGCACAATGGCGCCATTCTGTACTTTTTGGGGACGAACGCACGAACAGCGCAGTCTTACCACGGCAACCTGTATTTGGATGAGTACTTCTGGATTCACAAGTTTCAAGAGTTTCGCAAGGTCGCCTCTGGTATGGCACTCCATGCCAAATGGCGCCAAACCTATATATCCACCCCATCGTCAATTACCCACGATGCCTACCCGTTTTGGACTGGCGCGCTATTTAACCGTGGCCGACCTAAGGCCGATCGTATTGAGATAGATGTGAGTCATCAGGCATTGGCTAAAGGCCGCAAATGTGAAGATGGCCAATGGCGCCAAGTGGTCACGGTTGATGATGCTATCCGCAAGGGCTGTAACTTATTCGACCCCGATACCATTCACTTAGAGTACAGCCCTGACGAATACGCCAACCTGCTGATGTGCGAGTTCATCGACGACACTATGTCGGTGTTCCCTATGGTGATGATGCAGCGTTGCATGGTGGATTCGTGGGAAGTGTGGACCGATTACAAACCCTTTGCCCCAAGACCGCTCGCCCACCGCGAAGTGTGGATTGGTTACGACCCGAACAAGGGCGGCAAAGGTGATAGCGCCGGCTGCATTGTGCTCTGCCCTCCGGCTGTGCCTGGCGGTAAGTTCCGCGTCATTGAGAAACACCGCTGGAACGGCATGGACTTTGAAGCGCAGGCCAAGGCGATTCAAGATATTTGCGCTAAATACAACGTGACCTTTATCGGTATCGATACCACTGGCCTTGGTGAGGCTGTTTATCAGCTAGTTAAGAAGTTCTTCCCGCAGGTTACGCCATTCCAATACAACCCCGTATTGAAAAGCCAAATGGTGATCAAAGCTTATGACGTCATCAGCAAGGGTCGTTTGGAATATGACGCTGGCTGGACTGACCTTGCCCAAGCCTTTATGAGTATCCGCAAAACCTTAACCGCCAACGGCAAACAAGTGACTTATGAGTCCGCTCGCAGTGAAGAAATCAGCCACGCCGACATCGCGTGGGCAGCAATGCACGCACTTTACAATGAGCCATTGGATACCAGCGGCTCGAGTACTTCGACTTTGGAGATTTACGAATAATGGCAAAATATAGAAATGCTCGAACCATGGCAGCCAAACCGCAAGAGCAGCAAGGGCCGCAAGAGCAACGAATTGAGACCTTTACCTTTGGTGAGCCCATGCCAGTGCTGAGCCAACGGGAGATCTTCGACTATCTTGAGGCGATGTCTAACGGTAAGTATTACGAGCCGCCACTATCACTGACTGGCCTAAGTCGGATTTATCGGGCGTCGGTGCACCATGCCAGCGCGATTCAGGTAAAGCGCAATATTCTTAAAAGCTGTTTTATTCCGCATCCCAAGCTTAGCTTGTATGAGTTCAGCGCCATTGTTCTCGATTATTTGGTCTTTAATAATGCCTATGTTCAGGTTATTAAGAATCGCTTGGGCGGTGCGTTGAAGTATCAAGCCTCACCGGCTAAATATACGCGGGTAGGTATTAAACCTAATCAGTATTGGTGGGTGCCTAACTTTCACGAAGAGATGGAGTTTCGTGAGTCATCAATCTTTCATCTAAAGGATTATGATGTCGGCCAAGAGGTTTATGGTATTCCAGACTATGTGGCCAGCATGAACTCGACTCTGCTAAACGAGAGTGCGACGCTATTTAGGCGTCGATACTATGAGAACGGCAGTCACGCTGGTTTTATCATGTACCTCACTGACTCCACCGTAAATGAGAACGATGTGAGCAAGTTGCGTGAGTCGCTTAGAAACAGCAAAGGCCCGGGTAACTTCCGCAACTTGTTTTTGCATGCACCAGGTGGCAATAAGGACGGGATCAAATTAATCCCTGTGGCAGAAGTTGCCGCTAATGATGAGTTCCTGAGTATCAAGAACGTGAGCCGTGACGATCAGCTGGCATCACACCGCGTACCGCCTCAACTCATGGGGATTGTGCCCAATAATACCGGCGGCTTTGGTGATGCCGGCAAGGCAGCACAGGTATTTGATGCTAACGAATTGGATTGTATTCGCCAGTCACTACTGGCCATCAACGACTGGGCTGGAGAAGAGGTTATTCGCTTTAAGCCGTATCAGCTCGCAGTATCAACCGAGGTCAAATGACAATCGGCGCCCCATCACCATCAACCGCCCTCGGGCGGTTTTTTATTGCCTGCAGTTTACCCCCCTCTTTTAGCCCAGCGCGCGCCGTCAGACCCACGCCACGCCTGCCCGCTTTATCTGGTGAAAAAAACGCAAAAACGCGATCCCCTTAAAACCGCGCCAGCGCTCGCTGCTTTCACCGATAAAACCCTGCTACCCAAAACGCAAAAAATCGCAATTCCGATCATTCAGCGATCCCGCGATCAATTAAAAAATTAGGTATGTTTCTGTAGGAGTAAATCTTAGTGGCCTTTATCTCACCTTACTGTTTAGCAAGCACCCGCTTGTTCTGCACCGTAAGTTGCCTGACTTTCGGTGTATTTATCACCAGCATCAGATGAAAGCTGCTCAATGAGACCTTTACAGGAGAAACCTTGCATATCGAGGTATTGTTTCGCAGACCTTGCGGCCTGTTCATTCCAATCGGCATTCAGGCTATCAACCGCTATCGTTGCATCAGAAACGTTATAACCTTCACCATACTCTGATGAGAGCTGCTCAATCAGTCCGTCACGCGAAAAACCTTGCATACTGAGGTATTGTTTTGCAGACCTTACAGCATTTTTTTGAGGCCCTGTTAGGCTATCGGCTAATACAGGTGCAGCAGCAAACAAAGCGGCAATTATTGTTATTTTTAAAACATCCATACTCATTTCTCCATGTGTAAGAATAAAAAGCTTGCACTCAATTTTTACACTACTTATTTAGTGTGATTTTTGCAATTCATCATTTGACGGATTTCTATGACCGTTTGTCAATAGCGGCCGATACCCGCTATCTTGTTTTGCTTCAATGATCCGCCGCCTCAACTCGTCAAAGTTCTGCTCGCCTTTACTCTTTTGTAGCGCCGCGTACTGCATAGCCAAGTCTGCTTTTTTGTTTAGTATTTTTAATGCCTGGCTAAAATGCTGCTGGGTAACATGAAAGCGAGCGTAAGCTCTTTTTGCTGGCAAGCCTTCAACTAAGTAAGCGCGGAGCGCATTTTTTTTATTTTCGCTGGTGATGCCAGTCAGCTTAAGCAGCACTTCAAACTGCTCTGCAGTCTCACAACCTTGAATCAGTGTTTTCAAGCTAGGCCTCCATAGTTTTAATTGTCTATAGCCAGCAAAGCGGCCATAACGGCTTGGCGTTCTGCAGCAGGCAATGCTTCAAAGTTTTTTGCCCATCTTGCTGCTTTACGCTTTATTCGCTGGCGATCAGTAAAATCTTTCCCTGCAAACGAATGGTAATGCTGCTCACCAGGATGAAAGCTGCACCATACTGTTTCCGTTCTAACTCCACCTCTGGTCATTGCTTGAAAGTCTTTGCTGTACCAGTCTTTTAATTCCGAGTCGTACAGTGGATTGCGGTAGCCTGAAATAATGATGAATACTTCTTTAAACGTGGCTAGCCGCTTAATGGTGGCTAATAGTTCTGCATGATCCGCATCAGTGAGCTCGTTTTTGTATCTTGCATTGCTTGTTCTGGTTGAGTGCACATAAGGTGGATCAAGATAAATCACTGTTTTGCCGGTTGTGGTAAATGTCTTTAGCCAGTGGATGGCGTTAGCGTTGATGATGTTCATAGACAAATTTAGCTCTGCTGCAGCATGGTTAAATTTATCTATGACACCAGGGTTAATTTCGATACCGATGTTTTCTAACGCTGGTGCTTTACGACGAATGATTGCACCAGTGCCGAGGAACGCCTCAATATAAGTGTCATGTGGCGGCATCAAGTTAATAATGGCCTGAAAAACACCACTCCCATTTTTAGCACCTAAATAGCTTTGCTTAGCAGCTGTCATAGATATTTCCGTCCATGGCCAACATAGACATTTGCGTCTGTAATCGATGCCGCTGGTACCGCAAAGTTGGATGTGTCTATGGTAGTTTTTCCCCACGTCTGCATTTCTGAGACGAGTTCATCGAGCGGAAGATCCCTAATTTCGTGATATCGATACGGCTTGTTACGCAGCTGGCCATCGTCAACCCACCATTCCCCGCCATCGGCATCCATCACCCGACAACCATCGAACAGTAAACGCTCAATATTGGCAGGGTCAGTAATCCCCACCTGCGCAAGGTGCCTGATAATTCGGCTATCAACCTCGCTATCAACCTCCCCCAAAACAGGGTCTGTACAGTTATTCCTACAAGTCCAAGGAGAGCCAAAAGCCGAAGGCAACAGCGCCATACTCCACTTCGGCATAGCTTCTTTGAGTTCTTTTCTTGAAAGGCGGCTTTCTGCATTCATGGCGCGGTTAACGGTGAATAACTCTTTGCGGCGCTGCTTAAGTGCCTTGTATGCGTCTTGTTCTTCATCGGTTGCCTTGCGCAACTTCCAGCGCTCACCACGCGTAATGAGCAAGCGCTTTTCTCCAAAGGCAATACCACTAATGCCTTGCACGCGCTTAGTGGCTTCACCGTATTGGTTGCCCTCTGGCGTCACGTCATAATTGAGCGAAAGCTGGGCACTCTTCATGGCCTCTTCATAGCCTTTCCAATCCGAACTACAAGCCGCAGCCCTTGCAGCCTCAATCTCAGGCGATTGCGGGCCAACCTTTAAGCGGCGTAATTCGCGCCATATCTGCACCGACTCAGCGCCATAAAACTGGT